TGGCAGAGGGCAAGCACAAACTTGAATCACAGAAAATGATGCAAGAAGCTAACCTCAAAAAAGCATTGATGAAATATGAATTTCAGTTAAACATGCAATTAAAGCAAGCTGAAACTAGTGAAATCGATAAAAAAGAGAAATATAAAGAAGATCGTAAAGATGAAAGGACTAGAATACAAGCTAGTCAACAATCTGAATTAATCGATCAAAGAAATAGTGGTAAACCACCTAAAAGATTTGAGTCTACAGGTAATGATAACTTAGGCACAGGTTTTGATTTAGGGCAGTTTATGCCTAGATAACAATTTGTTTAATAATTTTATAATATTATATTATGGCTAAAAAAGAAGAAGCAGTAGTTGAATCTACTGGAACTAAAGAAGTAGTGGAACAAGAAGGTGGAAATATGAAAGCACCTAAGAAAACTACTAGAAAAAAAGCGAAACAGCTTACACAAAAAGAACCTACTGTAACAAAAGTAGATTTAAGTGAAAAAAAAGAAGAGCAACCTAAAGATGATAACGTTGCTAAAGTTGATTTAAGTAAAAAAGAAGAGGAACCTGTTAAAGAAGAGCAACCTAAAGAAGAAGTTGTTGAAGAGGTTAAAGAAGAAGTTACCCCTGAAGAAAAAACAGAGGTAAAAGATACACCTGTTATTGAAGAAGTAACTGATGAAGAGGTTGAAGAAAAAGTAGAAGAAGCAAAAGAAGAAGTTGTTGAAGCTATTGAAGAAGCTAAAGAAACAGGAGAACCTTTACCGGAAAATATTCAAAAAGTTGTAGACTTTATGAATGAAACTGGTGGAAGTCTTGATGAATACGTTAAGTTAAATCAAGATTATAGTAAACTTGATAATAATCAACTACTAAAAGAATATTATAAGCAAACTAAACCACATCTTGATGATGAGGAAATTAGTTTCTTAATGGAAGATCAATTTTCTTATGACGAAGAGTCAGACGAGGAAAGAGATATTCGTAGAAAGAAATTAGCGATAAAAGAGCAAGTTGCTGACGCTAAGAGCCATTTGGAAGGCTTAAAATCCAAGTACTATGCAGACATCAAAGCTGGTGTTAAGTTAACATCTGATCAACAAAAAGCAATTGATTTCTTTAATAGATATAACAACGAGCAGAAACAAGTTCAACAGAAAACGGATGTTTTTAACAAAAAAACTAATGAAGTTTTCACTGATAAATTCAAAGGTTTTGAATACACAATCGGTGAGAAAAAATTTAGATTTAATGTTAAAGATGCAGACAAAGTTAAAAATAACCAACAGAATTTAAACAGTTTCATTAAACCTTTTTTAAATAAGGAAAATGTAATGGATAATGCTAAAGGTTATCATAAAGCTTTGTTTACTGGGCGAAACGCTGATGCGATCGCTAATCATTTTTATCAACAAGGTAAAGCAGACGCTATGAAAGAAAGTGTTGCTAAGGCGAAAAACGTAAGTATGGACCCAAGACAACAATTTACTGGAACAGTTGAAGCTGGAGGTTTGAAGGTAAGAGCGATTTCTGGTGACGATGCAAGAAAGCTTAGAGTTAAAATTAGAAAATAAAGTTTAACAATTAAAAATTAAAAATTATGCCTTTTGCAAGTTCAGGGGCCGCATTGGCCCACATAACTCCGCGTCCTAGCCAAGACGTTTATAATGATAATTATTTATCATTTGATAGCGCTACTGGTGGCGGAACATTTGCACAGCAATTTCTACCTGAAATTTATGAAAAAGAAGTAGAGAGATACGGAAAAAGAACTATCTCTGGATTTCTTAAAATGGTAGGTGCTGAAATGCCAATGGCTTCAGATCAAGTAATATGGTCTGAGCAAGGAAGACTACACGTTGCATATGACGATGGTGTTGCAGGTGAATCCTGTAATATTTTAGTTGCAGCAAATAATACGATAACTATACCAAATAGTTCAGCGGAACCAAATTTAATCAAAGACCATGATACTATTGTAGTAGCTAACGTCGCTGATTCAAGTGAAGTTCTTAAGTGCTTGGTTGTATCAGGTGGTGGAACAGGTACAATAACTGTTGCTCCTTATACACAAAGACGATTATCCGAAGGTGATGATGGTTCTGGTACTACTGGTGCAGTTAATTTTGGTAACGGAG